TGCCCCTGTCGGTGCCGCTGCTGATCATGGCCCTCTGGCTTCCCGGAGCCGACAGGATCGAGAAGCGAGTCCAGGCCGCCAATCCAACCAGTGGCGATGCTCCACCGATCCCACGGCCATGAACCATGACGGCCCGGACCTGATCGAGATGATCTTCGTGGCCCTGGTGCTGGCAGGCATCTCCTACAGCCTCACCCACTGAGTCCGCCAGCAACCGCGCTGATGCACTCCCGGCCGATTCGGAGGCTGGCGGCCCATCTCTCTCCGGCCGCATCTTGGGCATCACAGCCGAAAAGCCCGAGCGCTTCCGTGGGCCGCAGTTCCATGGTGGATGGCTCGACGAGCTCGCCGCCTGGCAGAGGGCCGACGAGGCATTTGATCTGCTCATGTTCGGTATGCGCCTCGGCGACCATCCCCGGATCATCGCCACCACCACCCCGAAGCCGAACACGATCATCCGCAACCTGCTGGCTCGAGAGGGCAAGGATGTCATCGTCACGCGCGCCTCAACCTACGCCAATCTCGACAACCTCGCTCCCACCTTCCGCGATCAGATCCTGCGCTACGAGGGCACCACGATCGGGCGCCAGGAGATTCACGCCGAGGTGATCAATCCCGAGGAGATGGGCGTCATCAAGCGCACATGGATGAAGCTGTGGCCGCACGGGCGCGAGCTCCCCGAGCTTGAGTTCATCGTCATGTCGCTCGACACCGCCTTCACTGAGGACACCGGCTCGACCGTCAAGGGCGACCCCGATTACTCGGCGTGCTGCGTCTGGGGCGTCTTCAGCCCTAAAGCCGATCGGCGCGACATCATCCTGCTTGACTGCTGGCAGGACCGGCTGGGCTTCCCCGACCTGATCAAGCGGGTCAAGACGGAGTTCAAGGCCGTCTACGCCCCGAGGGAGCGGTCTTTGCTCAAGCCCATGTTCGGGCCGACCTACATGGAAGACAGCGGGCGCAAGCCAGACGTCCTGCTGATCGAAGACAAGGGATCAGGGATCAGCCTGCGCCAGACGCTCGGGCGCGAGGGCATCGTGTCGGCGCCGTACAACCCCGGCAGGGCCAGGAAGCTCGATCGCCTCCACGCCGTCTCGCCCCTGTTCGCCGCAGGCCGGATCTGGATCCCCGAGAGCGCCAAGGCGCCCGGTAATCCGATAAGTTGGGCCAACACGCTCGTCGAGCAGCTTTGCACGTTCAGCGGCGAGGGTTCGATCCCGCACGATGACATGATGGACGCCGGGGTGCAGGGGCTTCGCTATCTCGCGGATCGTGATATGATCCGGGTCACGAGGCCGGACCCGCCCGAGCCCAGAGACCGAGACGATCGACCGAAAGGCAACCCTTATGCCGCCTAGCCCTCTTGCCTCGCTCATGCGTCAGATCGAGATCGACATGCGGTCTCCGCAGCCGCCGCAGCTTCAGCAGCCTGCGTTCGACGCCGAGCAGTACTTCGCCAAGGGCGGGCCGGTCATCCCATCGTCCGATCCCATGGGATCCTTCACCGGCATGGAGGGCATCGATCAGGATGGCCGAGATTCCGGCCTGTACGAGCGCCTCGCCGACCGACTTGCGGGCGCCGGTGTCGCCGTCGGCGAGCCAGCACGCCAGGCGATCCAAGGCGTCGGCGCCGTCCCCTCGACCATCGGAACCTATCTCGCCGAGACGGCGCAGAAGCCAGACCCGTCCCAGCGCGTGGCTGAGGACATCCGCAAGTTCGGCAGCGCCTTCGCCGAGCAGGCCACGAGCAGCCCGACCGAGTTCGCCAAGACGGTGGGCGGGTTCTTGCCGGGCATCGGCGAGGGCATCTCGGCCTATGACGCCGCGCAGATATATGAAGAACTCAAGCAGGCTGAGTCAGTTGGCGACACAAGTAAGGCCGACACGCTGCGGCAGCTCTACGGTCTGGCGGCTGCTGGCGCCGTCCCTGGCGTCGGCATGGCGGCCCGCGTTGCTGGCCGTGCTAAGCGCGGCGCGATGGCTGCGGGCGACGTCGCTGAATCGGCGGCGATCCGTGGCGTGTCCGACGATCTGGCGAAGCTGAAGGCGGCGGAGCCTGAGATCGCCGCCGAACATCCCGGCATGATCGACACCCGATATCCAACTGGCAAGGCGCGGATCGCCGAGACGGAGGGCCAGCGGAAGATCGCCGACTTCGATGCTTTGAGGGCGACGCCTGAAGCCTATGAAAAGAATGTCAGCCTGCTTCGCGACTACGTCAACATGCCCGAGCATTTGGTCGAGGCTGGCACCGATGATGTGGCTGAGCACTTCATCAATCATGTGAAGGATAACCTCGTCTGGCTCCATGATCAGGTTCCAGCCGAGACCAGAGCGCGCTCGCAACTTTGGTATGATGGCGCCCGCAACATCACTGATGACTGGTCGAAAAAGTATGATGTGCCTGACACCGCTGTCGCAGGTGCTCTTGCGGCCTTGTCTCCGCAGAAGGACTGGTATCAGAATGTGTCGCTCGCTAATCGCGTCATCGACGCTTTGAAGGGCGGTGGCGACAACTTCTACCAAGGGTTCGCCTTCAGCCCTGAGATGCAGCAAACTTATGAAAGCATAGGATCCCTGAATAAGGAGGCCTATGTCCCGCTCTTCGACCAGATCAAGGGTAAGTCCCTCGGTGACATCAACAAGCTTGGCATCCCCGACGATGAAAAGGCCATCCTGAAAGCTATGTGGGTCCGTCTTTATGACGAGGCGCACAACTCAAAGTCTTACAAGATCGTGACGCCTGAGGGCGGCTTCAGCGACGTGGCGAAGACCGGCAAGGGCGCCGACGCCAAGGTGGCATGGGGCAGCATGAACGAGATTGGCAAGGCGATCCAAGCTATTGAAAGCAATGGTGATCCGGCCCTGCTTAACGAGATCATGGGCAGTAAGCACAAGGTCAGGAACTTCTACAATAACATTTTGGCGCCTAACTCGCCTCGAGGCGACGTCACCATCGACACCCACGCGGTGGCGGCTGGCCTGCTTAGGCCGCTGTCACAGAAGTCTGTTGAGGTGGCGCATAACTTTAAGACCTCGACGCCGGGTGGCCTTCCTGGCTCGGCTGGGTCTGCCGCGAGCGGAATACAGGGAACCTATCCACTTTATGCAGAAGCTTATCGACGGGCCGCAGCCGAGCGTGATATTCTGCCTAGACAAATGCAATCAATCACCTGGGAGGCTGCTCGCGGCCTTTTCCCTGACACGTTCAAAAGCGCAAACAACATGGCCAAGGTCGATGACCTCTGGCGCAAGTATCGAACCGGAGAGGCAACCATAGATGAAACACGCCAAGCAGTCTCAGACCTCGCCGGAGGCATCGAGCCGCCAACATGGCACGGACGCCCTGTCGCGCCTGATGAAGCGGTTCAACGTGCCCCTGACCCGTCAGGCGTATCTGGATCTCTCGTATCTGGGCAAGCCCCCGAAGGAACTGTCCGCAGAAGAGAAGGCGGACCTGCCTTCGGTTCTTCGGTAGGTTACGCCTCCGGCGGCTCGGTAAGCGGCCACGCCCCGACCGAAAAGATGAAGGTCGATGCCTATGTCGGCCCTCATCAGGACAGCACGCGCATCTTCATCATCAACCAAAAGCATCCCCACACCAATCGCCCAGGCGAGCATAAGGTCATGCTCGGCTATAAGGATCGTGCGCACGCCGTGCGGGACTACACCCATTCGTTCAGCGATGGCATGGGCCACAAGCGCGTTCATTCCATCGTTGAGATGGATTCGCGTCAGTTGAGAGACTGGCTTAAAAAGCCGCGCAAGGCTCCTGTTCGCAAGGCTGCTGGTGGCGCAGTGAATGATCTTCAATCCAGCATCCAAAGGCTTAAGCAACATGTCTGACACCTACACGCCAGAGAAGATCAAGGAGCTTGGCGACAAGGCTTTGCCGAAGGGCAACGTGCTTTATCCGCCGCAGATCATCAATCGGTTTCTCGTCGAGCAAGGCGCACAACCAAAGCAGGTTGAGGCCTTCATCATCAATACGGCCCAGGCGATCAAAGAGGGCAAGGCCAAGCTTCTTCAATTTGGCAATACGGTGTTCATCATCACGCCAAAGCCAGACAAGAGCATCGAGTTTGTAACGATGACGGTCGAGCCTGAGATGGTTGCGATGCGCCTGACGCTGCTT